CGTCGCATTCGAGCCAAACTGCGCCATCGCCATCGCCGGCAGCGCCAGCAGCAGAAACACTAGATGCTTCATAACCATCAATCCATCGCGTAGAATTTGCGGGTCACGATGTACAGCGTCACTGCCGACACCTGATTAACTGCCGCCGTGCTGAGCCCACTCCGAAGTTGAAGTCGAACCACGCTGGCGAACGCAGAAGGGTCGGTAGAGACCCGCCCAGGATTCCGCGCTGCCGCGCCCACCATCACCGCACTGGGAATGGTTAACTCAACGCCGCCGTCATCAAACAACGCGTTGAAGGTAACGCCGGAATCGTCCGATACGAGGTAGCTCAGCGCCGCCGCCGTCCAGGCAGCCGGCACGATGAATCCGCACACCACGTGGTCGCCCGGCAGCGCCGCATTCGAGACCGACGTGCCGGCCGCGAACGTCACAGGTATGAGCTTGGCCGTCATCGAGATGCTCTTAATTCAGCGGATGAATCGAATACCAGATCGTGAGGATCAGCGTCCCATCGCCCGTCGCGAACGCCTGCGTGGCGTTGGTGATATCGAGCCCCGTGTTCACCGGAGGCTGAATCGACGCAGCCGTATCCGGCAATTGGTTCATGCTCGCCGTCGCTGACAGAATCACCGCAGCCGCAATGCTCCCGGCGTGGGGAATGACAGACGTCCCGTGGTAGACGAAGTTCAGCGCCCCGCCGGCCGTATAGCTCAGAGCCGCGTCCGGAACCGTCTGCACCACGATCCCGAAGATCAGCAGCACCTTGTTGGCGCCAGGCGCCGGCAACACCGTCACCGGAGCCCCGAACATTGCCGCAATCTGCGCCGCGGTGACGGTCACCTTCTTGGTATTCAGATCGTTGACGATGAAATTCTTCATAAGGTGTTCTCCGCGTCTCAGCGTCTCTGCGTCGAAGCCAGCCCGCCGTCTAGCTCGAAGGCACCCCGTAGATCCCCGCGTCCCCGTTGAATCCGCAACCGAACCGCATCCACCCGGCAGTCTTCAGCGACCGCGTATCGAAGTCCACGTCGTGAATCGTGTTGAACGCTTCCTGCTCATAGCTGCGCAGCTCCGTATCCTGCACGTCCCCTTCGAGGAACCACGCGTGTGGATCGGTCAAGTAATCCCAGACCATCCACGCATCGAACGAAGGCAGCCCCGAGCGGCGCTTGAACGGGTTGATCGCCCGGTTGGCCGTCGAAGGATCGTCCACGCCGCCCAGGTACTGAGCCCCCGCGAATTCAAGCTGCGGTGGAAAGATCGCCTTGCGCGCCGGAATACGCAGCTTCTTGCCCGTCTGGTCTACCTGCAGCCGCATGTCGGTCAGCGCCAGGCTGATCGACGTCATGTCTGGATCGCTCGCCACCAGCGCGCGGTTGGTGCGCGTCCCGCCGCCCATCAGCGGATGCGCCGTGTTGAACAGCGAGAGCCCATCCGGCCCTACAGTCGCGGTGAACCCCAAATTGAAGACTGAGGCATGCACCACTTCTTTGGTTTCCGCGGCCGACTTGCCCAGTGACCCCGCAAACTTCGCCACCACCCCATGCCGGTCATCGTCCTTCGCCAGGCGAGTGACCTTGAACCCCATCGCATATTGCGCGGTCAGGTAGGTCTTCGAGAGACCAGGCAGCGGCGCCGAATACGGCACGCCCGAGTTTTCCGCCACTACCGCCATCTGCCCGAAGCCAGTCACTTCCGTGGTCTGCTCCATGCCGCGGTTGGTGGTGCGCAGCCGGAACACTTCCGTGTATTGCGTTGGCCACCGCGCATACTTTTCCTGCACGATCTCGTCGATCATCGGAAGCGCCGTCTGCAAGTACAAATCCGGTGTCGAAGTTCTTAGAAAAATTCCCATAAAAATGGTCCCCTGATGTACGACGGGCCGGGGTACCCCTGTGAGGGGTCCGCCCGTCGCCCTTCTTACACGCCCGCGCTACCCTGCGTCGTCTGGTGCTTCATAATCGTCACTTCGAAAATCGCGTACGCGCCCTCGGCATTGTTGGTCCGATTGAAGAGCCGCTCCAGCCGCAGATCGAACCCGGCCGTGGTGGCGATGGTCGCCCCGACAAACCCCATCGTGGATTGCTTGATGGTCGCGTTGCCCGCCCCAGTTGCCAACAGCGCGTTCTTGCCGGCGGCCGCAGCCACAGTCAAAGCCGTGGCATCGGTGCTCTGCCCGATGAACATCGTGAACGGATCGTCCACGATGTACTGCAGCGTGGCCGTCGCTGGCGCGCCATAGTTCATATTCGCGCCCAGCCAGAGAGTCGTTCCCGGCGTCCCATTCTGGAGTGATGTCACTCCGGGAACCGGCGCGCCCGCGAATGGCGAGACCACCGAGACCGCGCTCTTGGACACGATATCCCCGCGGAACAGCGCCTGCGTGTGAGCCGCCGCCTTAGCATACTCCCTGCAGCTCCAAGGTCCGCCACCCTCGCGCCCGATGGGCAAAAACCCGAAAAGATTATTGATGTTTGCCATATAAAACCGTCTTCTCTGCGAGCCCTATGTGCGGCAGGCATCCTGGCCTGTCGGCCGCTGTCAGTGTCACGCCCGCCGCCGCGTCATACCCCGACGCCTCAACGCCGGCGTACGCCGTCCGCTCGCCCACTTTCAACGCCTGGATTCCATCGGTCGGGTAGCCATCGCGTGACAGCCTGCGCAGCTCCTGCTCCATGCCGCCCTGCTGCGCTTCGCCGATCCCGTCCAGCGCTTCCTTCGCCGCCAGCCTCAGCAGCTCGCGCTTCCGATCCAGCTTCACCTGCGAGATCTCCCCGAGCAGCAAGGTCCCCGCCTTCGCGATATCGCCGTTGGCCAGCTTCACTGGCGCGTAGCCGCGCCACCCAAACATGTCGAGGCACTTCTGCGAGAAGAAGAAGTAGGCCATCCCCGCCCGGCAGTTCTGCTGCACCACTTCGGTCAGCACCGACGAGCCACGCACCTCCATGTCCGCCGTGTCACTCGCGTCGATTTCCACTTCGCGAAATGGAATCCGCAGAATGCGCTGCCGGAACGCGTCCGCAACCGACTCCCGCCCAAACCGCTTGATCGCAAATCCCAGTGATCGCTGCATCATCGGATCCGGCACAGCCTCAGCGCCCACCCGCATGATCGCTTCCGCCGCCGCCTCCGCGTAATCCTCGCGCCCATATCGGTCGAGTGACTCCCGCAGCCCCGGACACTGATCCACCAACTGATCCGGACCCCAGATAATGCGCTTGATGGTGGCAACCTCATCGCCGAAGGCCTTCCGATCCCACTCATCGGCGAGAAACTCCACCGCGGTCTCCGGCTCTTCGCGCTTCAGCCCGAGATCGAGGTCGACCAGCGGCGGCCGCTTGTCTTCGACGCGCTGCAGCCGCTCCGCCAGCAGCCTCTCATTCTCAAGCCGCACCGGATCGATAGGGGCGTTCGTTCGTGCAGTGTTCCGCGCCATTACTTAGCCAGCCTCATCGCCACCTGGACGCCCTTGCGCGCCCGCGCCTTATACCGCTCGGTAGCCTTATCCAGCGGAATCTCCAGCGCATCCGCCAGCCGCTGAATCGCCAGCTCCTCGTCCGCGGTGGGAATGTCGTCAGCCTCTTCGCCCGCCGGATGGCGACCGTGATCGCCCGCCCCAGCCGCCGCCCTCGCTCGCCGTTCCTCCGTGCGTGTGGCAGTCTCGTCCGCGGTTTTCTGCGCCGGCGTCTTGATCTTGCCGCCGCGGATCCCCGCCAGCTCCGCCTGCTGCGCAGCCAGCTTCATCGCCATGCGCTCCGGCACTCCGTCCTTCTTCAACTCACCGTAAAACTGCGCGGTGGCCTGGAAGAATTCGGATTTAGCGTCACTCAGGTCCGGATAGTCTTTGATGAGCTGCGCCTCGCTGGTAAGCTGTGCAGCCTTCTCATTGACCATGCCGGCGACATCGTCACGGCTGACCAATCCCTGTTTCTTGATCCAGTCCGCCAGCCCCGCCTCGCCCTTCGAAGTGATCAGATCGAGTAGATCGATTTGCTCGGCCTTCGCTTCCGCCGCGGGCTTCGCCGGCTCGCCCTTATGCGCCTGGTCGTACCAATACCGCGCGGTCCGTTCATTCTCCGCCGCCGTCCCCCTCAACGCGTCACGTTCCGCAGTCAGCGCCGCCACGTCGACGGCAGGCGGAACAACCGCTGGGACCACCGGAGCCGGAGCCGGAGCCGGCGTGGGCGTTGAAGAAATCACTGCTGGCGAAGGAGTCATAGCTTCGGAATCCCCATATGATTCGTTCTTCGACGTTTTCCTCTCTCGCGCGCACTCAGCGTATAATTCACCGCATGGCTACCAAACAGCAGATTGCAGCGCAGCAGCGCGCCTGGTACGCGGCCAACCTGGAGAAGGGGCGAGCCAGCGTTCGCGCCTGGAACTCCCGGAATCGGGAGAAATTGCGCCAATATCAACGGACTTGGTACGCCACGCACGCCGAGCAGCAGCGGAAACGCGTCTCCGATGCTAAGAAGCGGCGGCTCAGGGAACGCCCCGAAGAGGTCCACCGGTACTTCAAAACCTATCGGGTGAGACGCATACGCGTGCGGGTTGCCGAGGCGATGGCGCGGCGCGCCCCGCACTCATATTTTCAGGACCTCGGCCCCGAATTTCGTACCCCGGTAGAAATCGGGGCGCTTAGGCGCATACACCCGCACGCATCGTCCGCACAGCAGTTGATAGATTCCGTCTTTCTGGACCACGTACATGCGGACGGCCTGCCCCGGCTCTGAATCGCGCAGAAGCTCCCAGGTCGCCCCGCACTCCTGACACCCGCGCGGCACGCCCCCGCCCAACACTTCGAGCCCATTGAGATGCCATTCGAGACAGTAATCGCAAAGCGTCTGTCCCGAAGCGAGCCGGTGAACCCGATATGCCGGCAGTTGCTTCGAGCAGAACGAACAATGTAGGACGGGCCTCCCGGCCCGTCCACCGTCCGTCACGCGGCGGACGCCGCAGCAGCGCCAGCCCCCGGCGCCGCCGGCAGCACCGTAGCCGCAGTGATCAGCGCGCCGATCACCGCATTGGCTTTGCTCACCACGGTGTTGACCGTGTTAGCAAGGCTGGCCTGACTGACGGGGTTCTTGATGCCCACGTCCCCGCTGGTGATCAGCGCGTTAGCCAGGCCGGCCACAGTGGCAGCCTGCGCCCCGAGAGTGGTGGCCGTCGCCGCCGACGTCGCCGCGATGCTGACCTTCGTCAGCCCATCGGAGACGCCAGCGATCGCCAGCGCGATCCCCGGTTGCCCCATCGCCGTAGCGATGGCAATCCCAGCCGACGCCGCAGTCTGCGCGTCGGCGATCGCCGAATGAATCTGGGTCTGGTGAGAAGAGAAGAAGCGGGAGACCTCGCCCGGAATGTTCTCGATGTCGTTAATGAACGTTGTCAGGAACATCTATTTCTCCCACACCTGGTGCTCTGTCAGTGGGACGGGCTTCCCAGCCTGTCCGCCGTCCGGAGCCGGCGCCTCCTCGTCACCCACCGCGGGGGCGCCATTCACCGAAACCCGCGGCAGCGGCGCCACTCCGGTAGCCGAAGTGCCATCGGCATAACGCACAGTTTCCACGCCCGCCGGCAGCGCTTCCGCAAGCGCCGGACGGTAACCCGGCCGGTAATCGGGCGGAGCTGCCGGCGGAGGCGCCGTATTCTGCGGGGCAAAGAACCGGCGCAACGCCGCCGCATCCTCGCCCGCGAAGCTTCGGCAATTGCCGCTACTCATGTGCATAGTGGCCAAGCCGTCTTTGGTGAAGTCCACATCGACGATGTGATCCGCGTTGACCACCACGCCGTTGACTTCCAGGAATTGCCGGTCGGAGGGCGCCGACTGCGCGCTCTGGCCGTCTGAACGGTCGTAGTTCCGATAGTTCCGCCGGGTCTGCTCTTCGATCTGATCCGCCGTCAGGCCGGATATAGGTGAGTTTGGTTCCATGCCTCACTTATTCGCCACCTTCCCGCTCTTCAGTTCTTCCAGCAGCATCAGAGGCAGCCCCAGCACGGTCCGCAGAGCAGCCACGGCCCCCTGCGCCCGCCGCAGATCCGTGTCCTCCTCCGCCCGTTCACACACCAGCCGCGCCCGCTCCATCTCCGCCATAACGCGCGTTAGGAACGCCGAGAACTCATCCGACCGCACCATCTCTTCGAAGCGCCTGGCCCCCAGGCCGGAGTCTCTATCCGATGGAGTGACTTTCATTTCCCATACCCCGCCATCCGCCAGCCATCTGGCTCATCAGGCTCAATCGTTCCAGCGCCAAAGTAGAAGGCATAGTGTTCGATCATTTGGCAGGACAATCGAATCTGCGGTCCGCTGAGCCGGATCTCCGCGTCCCGGAGCAGCATCCGCATCCGCTTCAGGCCCCGGCCTTCCCGCTTGCGCCGCGCCCGCTGCTTGCAGACCCGGCACTTTCCGCACTCGCAACCAGCCATACCTCGCCCCTCACGGCACCGTCCAATAGTGAATGTCGACGTTCGGCGTATCGAGCGGATCGAGCCCCACGAACGTAATCACCGCCCCCGCAATGGTGTAATCCGTCCCCACCGACTGATCGACGCCATTGACAGTGACAATCAGCGTAGCCAGCACCGGCAGATTCGCCAGCGTGACCACATTCGCCCCCGGGGCCAGCACCGCCTGCTGCGCACCGGGAATCAGCATCACATACTGCGGTGCACTAGCCCGAAGTGGCGCGGGGCCATGCCCTGCGACGTACACAACCAAAAAAACTGCGCAGAACAACCACGCGAATAGCGCCACCGGTTTCATGTACGACAGCCCTCCCGGTCCGTCGATCCCCACCCGCCTCACTGCTCGTGCATCACTTCCGGATGCCCGCTATAGATACTCGGCCCCGCCGCCATCGGATTCCCCGGAGGCTGTGTCTGACCAGTTCCCCCAAACAAACCGACCGGCATCGACCCCGGCCCCCCGAGAGCCGGCGCGCCAGGCGCGCCACCCGCCCCGCCGGCGATCGCCCTCACCGCCTGCTCGATCACCGCCTGGTGAATCTTCTTCTGCTGCAACTGCAGAATGTGATCGTGGTAGTGAATGATGCCCTTCTTCAGCACATCCGGCTCGTGCTGCGGATCCGCCTCCGTCGCCTTGATGTCCTTCATGTGCCGGATCAAGTGCAACTGGTCGTTGTCCTGCGGATTGACGCGGATATCTTCGCCATGCAGCAGAGTCACCCACTCTTCCTTCGGATCAATCGACAGATCCGGCTGCGGTGGCCGCGGCACAATGTCCGCAAAGTTCGGATCGCCCAGCGCCTCGTGAGCTTTGTTCACGCACTCCCACAGCGCCACCGGGTTCTGTTGGATCAGCGGATTCTGCATGTCTAGCTGATACAGCGCCAGCGCTTCCTGCTTCTTCATCTCGCGCGAATGCAGCGAGTTCGCGAACTGTAGCCGGAAATCGTACCGCCCATCCCGATCGTCGATCGACAACATCGACGCCCCGTTTTTCACTTCGAACAGCTCCTCCGCATCATCTTCAGTGACGCGAAAGAACGTCTGTTCCGGGCTGAACATATACTCCAGATCCCAGAAGTGAGTCAGCACGCCCGACATATCGTCGGCCAAAACCTTGGTATCCAGACTGATTCGGACGTTGCCTTCCTCGAGCAGCGCCGTGGTCTGGACGCCGGTCCGCGGCGCATTCGGCCGGTCACTCTGCCGCCCCATTTGCAGATCGCCCTGGCCAGTCAGCTTTTCCCCGTACGCCAAAACGCACTGCTCTTTCCATTGCGGGATGGCCATGTCCGCGCGGATCTGCAACTGATGCACATCCGCCCCCGGATTGTCGGTCGGGATCATCATCTTCGACTCGACGCGGATCGTCTCCGGCGTGAGCCCGCTGGCCGGCCGGTAAAACAGCGGCGGACAGACCGCCAGTTCCCCTGCCTCCGTCGCCTGATTGTGGTTGACCCTCAGCTCGTCTTCCAGATCGATTAGCATCTCCGCCATGCCCGGCGACCAGTAAGTGCCATCGGCCATCATGGCGCTCTCCACAAACGGCCGGCGGTGCTTCTTCGTGGGATACAGCTCTTGCAAATCCTGAAGCCCGATCACCAGGTTCAGATCCCACAAATACCTGACGACGTATTCCTTCTGCCGCATCTCCCGCTTCGCAAAGTCGTATTCCGACGCCGCGGACATGCCGCCCCGCGGCCCTTTCTTCAGCGGCCGCCATCTCCCGTACCACTCGATCACCAGCAGCGATTCGCCCGCGGATTCCGGCCGCTCGTATTGGAGCCCCTCCGCCTCATCCGCCGCCCGCTTGACCTCGTCGCCATCGCTCTCGCGCTGCTGCCCATGCTGCGCAAGCTGCACGATCTTCTCCCAGTTCTTGGTGATCCCCTGATACTTCCCGTCCTTCTCGCCCTGCAGCAACTGATCGGGCGTTGGCCGATATTTCCGAATCACGAAGCTGAACTGGTGAAGGTTCTCCACCTCCTCGCAGGGCACAATAAAATCGTCTGGCCACAGCGGTTTGAAGTCAGGCCCCTCGTAGTCAACAACCTCTTCCGGCTGGTAGTGCTTGGCTGGATTCAGCACTTCGAAGGTGTCTCGCTTCCACGGCGCATAGGCCACGGATCGCCCGAACAGCAGCTTCCGCTGCACAAACACGCAGAACGGTTTGATCAGCTTCATGCTGTTGAAGACCCGCCAGGTCATGTACGCGCCGATCTTCTTATCGCGCTTGTAGTCCGACGCCCCCACCGGCACGGCGACGATTTCCGCATCGTCCCCAAACAGCGAGTCCATCTCCTTGGCCCACTTGGTCAAAATGTTCCATCTGATGTAGGGGACGGGCACATTCGATGCCGCCTCTTCGCCCATGGCCGGAGTGTCCACGCTCCCGCGCCACCTGCGGTAGTATTCGCGCCACCGCCGCATGCGCTTGTTGTGATCGCCCAGCGCGTTGCGGTAGTCCATCTGCACGCGGTTCGACAACCGCGACAGTTCCGCGTCCGGCCATTTCAATTGGAATTCTTGTTGAGTCACTGCCTCCCCGTTTCTGATAAACTCCCTCGGAGGCTCAACCTTGACCCAAGACGAAAAACGCGCGCGCAATGCCGCACGGATGCGCCGGTGGTGTGCCGATAACAGAGAAGCGGACAGGGCTCGGGCTCGCGCCTACGCCGCCGCGCACCGCGAAGAACAGCGCCGCAAGTCAGCGAAGTATCGGGCCGATCATCCCGACTCGTCGCGCGCCGCCGTACGGAAATGGCGCGTCGAGCACGCAGTCCAGAATCGCCTGGCGCAGAAAAACTACGTGGCCAAACATCGCGAAGAGGTGAAAGAACGAATGCGTAAGTGGGCTGCGGCGAACTATGCCGTACGCAGAGCGGAACGCCGCGCCTGGCTCCGCACCCGGATCTGTTTCCACGTCGCCCCAGCCTCATGCGCCCGCCGCCTCAGCTTCCGACAGCCGCTTCCAAACACTGAGCCCCAGGCGCAGCTCCTCAATGCTCGAAGTCTCCCGCACCAGCGCGAGATACTCCACCAATGGAATCCGCATTTCCTCGAAGTAAACCTCGCCCGTCCTTAGGTCGATCATCGCGGGTGAACAATCTTTCCCCTGCCCTGTGTTTCGCCAGCCTGCCCGTATTTGCGTATCTCCGGAGCCGCCCTGGTGTCGGCCGGCCGAGGCCGCGGCATCCGCGTGATCACGATGCACGCCAGCGCCAGCGCAATCACGCAATCGTCATGGCAACCCGTCGCGTGGATCGCCTTGCCCATCGAGTTGATAATGAACGTCAGCAGCTCCGACTGGGTGATCGGATCGTGAATCGTGATCGCCATCTGCCGCAGCAGCTCATCCAGCAGCGAAATCAGAATCGGCCGGCTCACTCCCGAGGTGTCCCACCCGATCTTGTCGCTCCTCACCTGGGGATCTTGCTCCGGGTTCACCGGCCTGTGGTAGATCAGCGACGCCGGATAATCGGTATTCAGCACCGCCTCCAGCATCGAGACCCCGCCGCCGCCGGGATTCCGCTCGCCACAGAGCTGCGCGAAGTTGTACCACCGCAGCACCCGCGCCACATAGCGCCCCGTCTCGCCTGGCATCATCCGCGCCCGCAGCACCGCGCACTGTTCGCCAGTGTCTCGATCGAGAACCTGCGCCACGCTCCAGTCCGGATTGGTCTGTCCCTGCCCCTCCGAGATATCGAGCCCCTGCGCGCAGTCGGCGCCCACAGCATACACGCGCCCTTTCTCCGGCCGCCGCCACACGCGCATTGCCCCCGTGCCCTGTTCGTTCGGTAGGAAGATCAGCCGCTTCTCTTCCTGCCCGATCACTTCTTCCACCAGCTCGCCGCACGCCGGCCCGCGCTGGATCGGCATCCGTTGCACGTGTGGAATCGAGAACCGGTTCCGCGACGAAGCCGAAAACGCATCCTCGGGAGTCATCGGATGTTCCCGCTTGAACGTCTGCGTATCGCCCAGGAAATCGTTGGCGATGGTCCACCGCCGCCACGCCAACTGTTCCAGCGTGAGCGAATAGCGGCCCATGATTTCGCGCTCTTCGGGAGTCAGTGAGTTCTGGAACCGATCCGGCGCGATCGCCAGTGGCATTCGATTGTCGGGATGCTCTTGCCATCCCATGAACAGCCCCAGCCACTCCGAAGCCGAGGCCGGATCGACAGCTTCCTGCCACGCCCGGTGGAAGTCGTCGCCGATGGTCTTAGCCGTCCCCTCGATCACTGCGCACGATTCCGGCAGTTTCGGGACCGCCGACATCACCGACGCCAGCACCGCCGCCGGATGGTCGTAATACGGGAACTCGCTGAAGTGGACGTTGGTGATTCGAAAGCTCCGCCCGAAATTGGTGTTGCCGGCAGTGTGGATCTGAATGAAGCTCGACTCGTCGTCGTCGCCATATTCGAAGTAGATGCGGTCCGATAGCGGCCTCGACGGCGGAAGCTTGATCGCCCCTGCGAACGGCCTGTATTTGGAGTGGAACCGCTCGTAGATGCGAAAGATGTTCTCTGTGGACACAGCATCGTGCGCCAACACCACCGTGTGGACGCCGGCCTTGAAGGCCGTATCGTGGAAGAACTCCGCCGCCGTGCCAGTCGTAGCCTGAATGCGCCGCGACTTCAGATAGATCACCCGGACCGGAACGCCGCGCTTGCGCTGCAACGCAATGCCCTCGCGCAAGCGCATCTGCCCCGGGCCCAGCACCATCGGGACCAGCGTCTTCCGCTCAGTCTCGACGGTCAGCGACTCAGCGCAAAACTGCCGATGGTCCTGGAACCCATGGAAAATCTGTTCCGGCGTCACCGCCCGCCGGGCCTGTCTGGCCCTACTCGAAGGTGGCGCCGCAGTCTCGCCATCGCCTGCGCTTGGAGCCGGTTCACTTCTTCATCACCGAAGCTCGCGAACGTATGCCTTTCGCCCGAGATATCGATCACCTCGACAGTCAGCCTGCACGCCGGCGAATGCTGCCCCCGCCCGAACACACAAGCCTCGCAGCAAATCTCGGGATTCGGCTGGAACGGCCGGCTGGTCAGTTCGCTCATCGCTGCCTCCTCGCGACGTATTGCAACGCCAGCGCTCCCCACAGCCACAGCGCTAGGAGTCCCAGCACGCTCCATTCACGGATTTCCGTCGCCCACACGATTAGCGCAAAGACCCCCGCCTTCTCCAGGCTCTCAGCTCTGATCACGCCGCCCTCACCTTCAGCGTCGCCGTAGTTAGCTCGCGCGCCATCAACTGTTCCGCCAGGATCGCCCGTAGCGGCAAGTCAATCTCCTCGCCACCCGGCAGCACCAGAGCCAACACGTAGTGAGTCGCCGCGTCCTGCGGCGCCCCTTCCGCGCCGGCCGCCGCGCGATCCGCTTCGGCGATCGCCGCCAGCGCGGCCCGCAAACTGGCCTCCGGCGGCAAATGGGACACGCGTGTCCCATGTCTGTATAAGTCCATGTGCCGCGCCACGTGCCGGCGGTCCCAGCCAAACTCTTTGGTTGCCCACTCAACGAACGACCCGAACGGCAGCAGCTCCTTCGCCCGCACCAGGCGGCGCCCAATCTCAACCTTGAACTCAATCGCCGACGTCGCCCGCTGTATCGCATGCGCCTCCAGCGTGTGGATCTCGCGCGTGATCCTATCGAGCTCGGCCGGCGCCGCTGGGACGGGCGAACTCACCGCATCCCCTCCG